AATAATGATACCGATAATACAGGTAACACAAATACAACGAATACAAAGTAATAAGGAGAAAATATGGACTTTGAAACATTAAAGAGCTCGTCTAGTAATTTTGATAAACTTACAAAGGCGTTAGAAACAAACCTCAATCCTGAGGATCAATCAAACAAAAGAAAATATGATGACGATAGATTCTGGAAACCAGAACTAGATAAAACTGGAAATGGTTTTGCTGTGATTAGATTTTTACCAGCAATAGAAGGCGAAGACTTACCTTGGCAAAGAGTTTGGTCTCACGCTTTCCAAGATAAAGGTGGCTGGTATATTGAGAACTCTTTGACTACAATGAGTCAAAAAGATCCTGTGTCTGAAGAAAATACAAGACTTTGGAATACAGGTTTAGATAGTGATAAAGAGATAGCTAGAAAAAGAAAAAGAAAGTTATCTTACTATTCAAACATTTTGGTCGTAAGTGATCCAAAACATCCAGAAAACGAGGGCAAAGTATTTTTATTCAAATTTGGTAAAAAGATATTTGATAAGATTACAGAAGCAATGCAACCAGCGTTTGAAGATGAAAACCCAATCAACCCATTTGATTTTTGGAAAGGTGCGAACTTTAAACTAAAGATTAGAAAAGTTGATGGCTATTGGAACTATGACAAATCAGAGTTTGAGAGTGTAAGTCAAGTTGCTGTTGATGACGAGAAAATCAAAGGCATTTGGAAACAACAACACCCTCTAAAAGCTTTTGTTGACCTTAGTAATTTTAAAACCTATGATGAACTCAAAGAGAAACTGAATAGGGTAATTACAGGCGACAGAAACGCTAGTACCGTTGAGAATGTAAGCCTCCCGCCTCAAACCAATGGTGTAGCGAAAGCTGAAGTTAAACCTCAACCTGAAGCTAGTGATGACGGTGATGATACATTATCGTATTTTAGTAAATTAGCACAGGAAGAGTAATCTTTCTCTCTCTTAACTAATGCTTAAAGGTCAGGTAGAAATACCTGGCCTTTTTTATTTCCGTATATAAATATCCATATGGCTAGTATATTAGATACATTAAAAGACGCTCAAGGCGGTATGAAGAAGTCTGCTGATTGGTATAGAAGAAATGTTAGATCAATAGCAGACAACGTAACCGCTAGAAGATTAATGAATCAAGGTAAATTAATAGGTAGACCTAGTCAAGGTAGACTTAATATGTTTTTCTATGATCCTAAAACAAAGGCTAGATTACCATATTTTGATGTATTTCCTTTGGTATTACCACTAGAGCCGATAAAAGGTGGTTTTATGGGTCTAAACTTTCATTACTTACCTTACTTGTTAAGATTTAAGTTATTAGAAAGATTACAAAAGTTTGCTGATGGTGGTATGAAATCATCAACTAAAATTATAGCGTCTTATGATGATGTAAAAAGAATTAATCTGGTAAAACCAACTATTAAGAAGTACCTATATAGCTACGCTAGATCACAATTTTTAAGAATTGATTTTGACGAGGCAGCTTTGGCGGCTTACTTGCCAGTACAACAATTTAGAAAAGCAGGCACAGGTAAAGTGTGGGCAGATAGTAGAGGAATGATTTAATGGCTATTTTAAGAGGCGGTAGACGAATTGGTAATACTGATATTAGAATTGGTATACCGAGAGATAGGTCTTTAGACAATGTACAAAACGATCCTAGATTAAGACGAGTACAAGGTAATCCTGAATCTACAATAGGTAGATTTCAAGGTAAAATGGCCGAGGGCGAAGGCTTTGCTAGACCAAGTAGATTTATGGTAGATTTTATTTTACCAAGAGGATTAGATGAACAAGCTTCTAACGAGGCAGGCCAAGATCAGTTTACTTTTCAGGAAGAAGTTGCTAGATCAACGGTACCTGGCCAACTACAAGCAGAAACAGAATTACAAAGAGGTTTAAGAGCATTTTGTTTTGCTGCTGAACTACCAAGTAGAAATGTGGATACAGCACCATTACAAACTTATGGCCCGAAAAGAGAAGTTGTTTATGGTCATAGTTATTCACAAGAAATAACGTTATCATTTTATGCTGACAAGTTTATGAGACAAAGATCATTTTTTGAATTATGGCAAAACTCAGCAATGGATTTAGGTACAAACAACGTACACTTTTATGATGAGTACACAGGTGCTATTAGAATATATGCTCTTGGTGCTTTTTCAGGTGACGCCTTTAGAGATAGAATAGCTTATGGTGTACATTTATATGAATGTTATCCTAAAACTATAACTGCTGTGCCATTAAACTATGGTACACAAAACGAGATTATGCAAATTAGTATTTCTTTTTATTATAGAAACTGGCATAATCTATCAATAGAAGAAGTAAGAAATTATACGGTTGGTGGTGGCTTTAAGAAACCGACCGTAAAATACAAATACGGAGCATTTGGAAAATTGCTAAGTAAATTGCCACCAGAAATAAGACGAGCAGGTAGAGACGCTGTAAATGTGATAAGACAGAGAGTACCTATTGGCTCAGTATTTGGAGGGAAAGTATTCCCACCATTTTTATAATATAATTGAAGGAGTAAATTATGGCATTGCCTATAGCTAATGTAGCAAAATATGAGTTGACATTACCTTCTCAACAAAAAAACATAGCTTATAGACCTTTTTTAGTAAAAGAGGAAAAAATATTATTACAAGCGTTAGAGTCTGCTAAACCAGAAGAAATGCTAATGGCTGTAAAAGAGATTGTTAAAGCGTGTACATTTGGTACAATTGAACCAGATGAATACCCTATCTTTGATATTGAATATATCTTTTTACAAATTAGATCGAAAAGTGTTGGTGAAATTGCTAAGTTAAAAGTTTTATGTCCAGATGATAAAAAATCATATGGTAACGTAGATGTTGACTTAACAAAAGTTGAGGTGTATGTTGATGACACACACAATAACAATATAGTATTAGATGAAAGCAGAAAACTTGGTGTTGTTTTAAAATATCCGTCTTTAAAAATGATTGACGCTGGTATATTAAAAGATAATATTAAAGTGGCTGCTATGTATGAATTAATCAAAAAGTCTGTTGACCACATTTATGAGGGCGACAAGATGTATTATGCGAAAGACAGCACACCAAAAGAACTAGACGATTTTATTGATAGTTTAACTGGTGAACAGATGAGAAAAATACAAGTATTCTTTTCATCTATGCCTAGACTTGAGCATAAGATTAAGGTTACAAACCCTAATACAAAGGTTGAGAGTGAAGTTACATTAAAAGGACTGACCGATTTTTTCGGATAGCCCTTTCACACGATAGTTTAGAGAACTATTATGAAACTAACTTTGCTCTGATGCAACATCATAAATATAGCTTGAGTGAGTTAGAAGAAATGATACCGTGGGAAAGGGAGATATATATTTCTCTGTTGGTAAATTATATAAAAGACGAAAACGAAAAACGAAGACGAGAGAGGAACAAATAATGTTTGAAGAAACTACATCTAAAACCGTCAAAACAATTAAGTGGGTATGGTGGTTTTTAAAAGAAGAACTACCACAATTCTTATCTAATTGGAGAACGGTACCTAGAATTATGATGGTCTTATATGGCCTAGTATTTTATAACACAATGACTTGGTTTATGGCTTTAGACGCCCCTAATAATGCTCAGGCAGGTTTTGTATCTGTCGTTGTTGGTGCTGGCGCTGCTTGGTTTGGACTATATGTAAATGGTAAATCATCAAAAATTTCATCATCAAAAGAACCAAAAAGATAATAAATGGCTGCTGAAGTATCACTAAAAGAAGAATCTGCTTTAGAAATAGGTGAACAACTTGCCGTTTCTTTTAAAGGACTACAAAACGTTGGCGCCGATACAGCTAATGGTTTAGAATTAGAGGAAGAAAAACAACAAACAAGTTTCCTAGAATCTATTAGTGGTGGTATTAAAAAAATGGTGGTATTTTTTGGTGGTATAGCGGCCGCTACAAAAGAAGCAAGACGAGATAGACTAATTACAGAGGCACAAGGCACAGAGGCCGAAAAAGAGGCATTAG